TGGCTCCGAGTAAAAGCTCGAGTTTGTAGAGAGTACAAATGGACCGAGGCTGAGTTTGACTCGACCAGCTGGGACTTTATTGATGTTATACTAGAGACACTGGAGGCTGAGCATAAGCACAGTGTTAAAATGAATAAAAAGTATGGCGGAAAATCGTAAACTCAATATCATCCTGGATCTGGTCAATAAAGTCTCCGGCAAGCTAACGCCGCTGGAGAAAGATCTTGATCGTACTGGTAAAAAAATGCGAGAAGTCGGGAGGTCTATGACTCTCGGTATCACGGCTCCTCTAGCTCTAGCGGCTGGAGCTTTTGTGAAAGCCGCCGCTGATGCTGAGGAGACTGAGAATAGATTTCGACAGGTATTCGGATCTCTGTCTGATGATGCTGGAGCGTTTGCTGATGAGCTGGGAGATGCTGTCGGTCGATCGAGTATAAAAATCATGGATGGTCTATCGACTTTCCAGAGTTTTTCTGTCGGTATGGGGTTTGCTCGAGAGGAGGCGTCAGAGATGTCAAAGAGTATCCAAACGCTCGCTCTCGACTTTGCATCATTTAACAACATCTCCGACGATGAGGCGATGCAACGATTTATCTCAGCTCTCTCCGGATCGTCTGAGGTGCTCGATCGTTTCGGTATCAACATTAAACAGAGTGCTCTTGATCTCGAGCTCCAGGCTCAAGGTCTAGCAAACTCGACCAGTGAGGCAACTGAGCAACAGAAAGTGATCGCTAGGCTTGCGATTATTATGCGAGCGATGACGGACCAGGGAGCAACCGGTGACGCTATCCGTACACAGGACTCCTTTACTAACCAGATGAAACGTCTCAACGATGCTTTCCTGGATTTTCGGGTACAACTAGGACGAGACATTATCCCGGCTTTGACTGGTTTGGTTACGGCGGCTGGTAATGCTTTGGAGAAGTTTAACGGACTCTCAGAGGGTACTCGTAAATCTATTATTGTGTTTGCGACTTTCTTAGCGGTGCTCGGACCGGCGTCGATGGTGGTCGGAGGTGTGACTAAAGCTCTCATCGGATTGCGTACTGCTATGATTGCCGCTCGAGTGGCGTCGATTGCTTTACTCGGTCCCTGGATGCTCGTCGTAGCGGCGGCGGCGGCGGTCGCTGGTATTGTCGGAGTCAAGCTCTTTAGTGCTAATAAAGACGCTACTCAATCAACCGCTGAGCTCGAGGCTCAAATTGCATCGCTCGCTCCGACTCTCCCGGATCTAGCTGGAGGAGCGGATGGAGTTGCCGGAGCGTTTGGTAACATGGGAGACCAGGCTCAAGAGTCAGCTAAAAAGATTACTGATTTACATAACAAAGCTAAGGAGGCGTTTGAGGATCTCAACGCTGACGAGGCTGACTCTAAGCGATCACTTGCTGAGGCTCTTATCGAGCAAGAGGAGAAAGTGTCAGACATTAAAAGCGAGCTGAGATCAGCTGAGCGAGCTGAGGATACTGATCAAAACGCCTCATCTATTCGAGAGCTCCGAGCGTCACTCGAGACTGAGACCAAAGCTCTCAAGAGTGCTAAGTGGATCCAGATGCAATTTAAGGAGGAGGTGCTGGAGGCTGAGCGTCGAGCTGATCTTACCGCTTTTGAGCGACAGATTGAGGATATCCAGCGTCGACGGATCGAACGGCTCAAGGAGCATATCGTCCGCTTACAAGAGATCCAGCTAGAGATCCAGGCTGAGGAGGCTAAAAACAGAGCAATCCAGGCGAGCTATGCCGCCGCTCAAGCTAATATGAGAGCTGAGTCTGATAAGACTAAAGAGAACGCTCTGGAGAATATCAGTGAGCAACAAAAAGCAATCGAGAGACTTGCTCGATCGATGGACTCTCTAGGGAGTCACTCAAACAGTACCTCAGCTCTCCCTCGAGGACTGTCTGGAGCGAGAGCTGATGGAGGACCGGTGGGAGCTGGTAAGTCATATCTCGTCGGAGAGCGAGGACCAGAAATCTTTACTCCAGGATCATCGGGAGGGATCACGGCTAACCATGATATCGGAGGACGATCTAGCAGTCCGGTCGTCAACGTGTATCTCGACAGTAAACAAATTGCCGCTCGAGTCGAGGCTGGTATGGCGAGAGCTATCCAACGTCGTATCCGTACCACTTAATTATGTCTCTAGTAATCACAATCAACTCAGTCGATCGAACGCTTGATATCTCTCAAGGATCTCTCGCTCTGGACATGGGACTCACTAAGTCTCCGTCTGTCTTAGAGTTTGCGATGGTCGGAGTAAAAGCGTCCCTCCCGACTCCCGGGCTGTCTATTGTGCTGTCTGAGGATGGGACTGATATTTTCAGTGGGACGATTACTGAGCGGATCGAGGATCTTGTCGGAGGTCAGATGGTGCCGGGATATCGGTTTATTGCTGTTGATGGCTTTCACGAAATGGATCGACTCTTAGTACAAAAAGCGTATAACGATACTGATGCGAGATCGATTGTCTCTGATCTGGTTACTAACTTTATGACGGGCTTTACACTCGACACTCCCCTCACCTCTCCGTCAATCAATACGGCTCGATTTAACTATGAGCAACCGTCCAGATGTATTACTAAGATCGCCACTGAGGTCGGGTGGGACTGGTATGTTGATGCGGCTAAAGTGATCCACTTTTTCCCGGGAGCGACACTCGAGGCTCCATTTTCTATTGAGGATGATACCGGACGCCTGGAGTATAAGTCTCTGGAGTTTGAGCAAAATATAACCGAGCTCCGTAACCGAGTGTATGTCCGGGGAGGTACATACGAGGATCCTATCTTTGAGGAGGATGCGGTTGACTTGTATGAGGCGAACGGTGTCGACCAGACGTTTCCTTTAGTGTATCGATACAACGCTGTCCAGATCACTGTTAACGGTGTGACTCAAACGGTGGGAGTCGACTTTATAGATCGATCGATCGGCGACAGTCGTACCAGTGGTACAGCTACAGCGACGAGCACGCTTGAGCTGGTCGACAGTGGTGCGACGTTTATCGCTGATGGAGTAGCTGTCGGAGACCAGGTACAGAATACGACTGACGATACTCATGCGATTGTCGTATCGGTTGATAGTGAGACGACACTGACAATCAATAAAGAAAACATAGTTTCTGGTAATGAGTATCAGATCCGGGAGCGTTTGCTTAATTGTCTGTATAACTTTCAAGAGAAACTCGTCCGCTTTCCAGAGGGTACGCTGGTTGTTAACGATGTCGTCCGGGTGTTTGGTAATGCTAAGATCCCTCTCATCGTCCAGGCTGAGGATCCAGACTCAATCTTAAAGTATGGTCTCCGGGAGGGGATTGAGATTGATAATACTATCGACTCGATCGAGGAGGCTGAGCTCTTAGCGTTTGCGAGAGTCGATCAGTGGAAAGACGGATCTAAAGAGGGATCGTTTCAGACGAGACAGAAAGGGCTCACTGTTGGGATGGCTATTAAAATCAACTCAGCTAAGTTTGGTATCGACGAGACGTACAAGATAAACAAAATCAGAGGGACCATGAATGGTTTTGATCAGTTTATTTATGACGTCGATTTTCTTAAGTCTGGTCAGACGACCTTTACCGATATCGTTATCGGTCTGATCGGTAAGTCGAGGGAGGAGATCGAGATCAGTCCTAATGAGGTCATCCAGCGTTTCCGTAAAGTGGACGACGCTTTCAGTCTGAGCGATGAGATTGTTAGTGTAACAACTACTGAGGGACCTTATGGATACGCTCCGGTTACTGCAAAAACACTGGCAAAATATAACTTTTCGACTTACTCATAATGCTACAATATGGACATGTTAAAAGACAGTTTTAGTTTAAAAGGCGAGGTCAAATGGATCAAGTCTAAAAACGGTATCATCCTGGCTGAGTCCGAGTTTATGCCTAATCGAGTGATGGGTAATGACGGTCGAGGGATTTATCTCTTCCTTGATCGGTTGGCGTCTATAAATACATACTCAGCTAATATTACTCATGCTGATATGGGAGATGACGATACGGCCGCGTCTGCAGCTGATACGGCTCTGGGGAATGGTTTGGTCCGGGCTCAGGTGGGAGCGGTGAGTCGCTCCGGACTGACGGTGGAGTTTCGCTTTTTTTATGCTGACGTGCTTACTCCGGATGATACTTATCAGGAGTTTGGTATGTTTGTCGACGGTAATGCAACGCTCGGGACTGGTCGGCTGTTTAACCACCTGGTATTCGGTACGCCTCTAGTCAAGGCAACCGGCGAGGACCATACGGTCGTCTGTCGGATTACTGGTAGTGTATAATATTTAATATATGTCAAAGCCTCAACAACCAGATGCAACTATTGAAGCGGATGACTTCATTCAAGAAGCTGACCGTAATGTGGACCCTACGCTGGATGAGGGGCGAGTTCCTGTTTTAGAACCTGATGGTTTTTTAT